TCCGCTCTAGCCCTTCTTCTCCAACTTAAGAGGTAATCAAATGTCAGCAATTGCTAACATCGTTCTCAACAATGGCGAGGCAACTCCCATTGCAAAGACTTTCTCCCCTGTCAACATCGACGCCACCGGCGTTGCGAAGTGGAGCGATCGTTCCAATGGCGTAGCCATCGGAATGCCGGCGATCACGTTCGCACTCAAGAATCCTACCAAGGACTCCCGTGTGTACCGCGTGACCGCCAAAGTCACTGTCCCTGTTCTCGAGCAGACTTCGCCTTCGACGGCTACCGGTATCCAACCGGCGCCAACGTTGGCTTACAATCTGATCGCGAACATGGAGTTCGTGCTTCCAGAACGTTCGACCTTGGCCCAGCGTAAAGACCTGGTTGCCTTTGCTCGTAACTATCTGGCGAACGCAGCGGTAATAACCGCCGCGATCGAAAACTTCGAGTCGGTTTACTAACCTCCTCGAGCTTGCATAATCTCCTTTAGGACAATCTTATGTACAATGAAAGACATAAGGGCAGGCTGCTTGAAGCAGCTCGCGACTTTCGCGTTGCTCCATCAGATACTGATGTTGCGATCATCAACTTTTTATCATCCATCAATACTCCGCGGGCATTAGCCGTCTGGCTAATGTACAAGCATCGTAATCACGATGCCCTAGCGAAGCTTGATATCGATCCTAATAACTATATTAATGGTTATCAGTTTCGTCTCGATTACACAGCAACTACCTTCCTCTCAAAGGCGTCATTTTTAAAGACGACCTTGGATAGAAAGAAGGTGGCTTCTGAAAAGTTTCTTCAGTATGAGGATCTTTGTAATCGAACTAATCGTCGCTTCCTATCTCCGCATTTAGACCCGCTAAACAACGGTTCTAACGTTTGGTTGCTCAATGCAACTAAGCGTAAAATAGCGCAGATTCTTGGCGACTTTTCGTGTGATGAATTTGTTGATGAGGCTAATTGGGGACCAGGTGTCTCGACACTCATTAAGGGTGAAGAGGTGTCTGGCTACAATAAATTCCGCGATGAACGCGGGATAACGCGTGATTTGTACTCCTTTTTAAGTGATTGGTTTCCAGTCGCTTATCCTTCTTGGTATTCCCACCTATCGTCCCTTTATGGGGCAGAGAAGTGGGCTATTCCAGAAGTGGGGAACGTCATAGTCACTGTCCCGAAGAATTCGAAGACAGATCGCGTCATAGCCATTGAGCCAGGGTTTAATCTCTGGTTTCAAAAAGGCCTTGGTTCGATGATCCGTCGACGACTTCGTCGGTTTGGTATCGACTTAAACTCTCAGACTACTAACCAAGTTTTGGCTAGGTCTGGGTCCCTTTCAGGTGCCTTGGCTACGGTCGATTTTTCGTCCGCTTCCGATAGCATTTCCCGAGAGGTTGTCAGGGAACTTTTACCACCTCGGTGGTATCAGGTCTTAGACATTTGTCGATCCAAAGTAGGGAAGACAGTTGATGGGGCCGTTGTCCAATGGGAGAAATTTTCTTCCATGGGTAACGGCTTCACTTTTGAGTTAGAGAGTCTGATTTTCTTTGCAGCCGCTTCGGCTACTGCAGAATATCTTGACGATTCCTCTCCCATTAGTGTTTTCGGTGACGATGTAATAATCGGCACTCCATCATACCGTCTATTCTCGGAGTTTGCGGTGTACCTCGGTTTTCGCGTTAATGAATCGAAGAGTTTCTCTTCGGGCCATTTTCGGGAAAGCTGCGGGTCCCACTACTACTCCGGAATCGATTGCAAGCCCATCTTTCTCAAAGAAAGGCTGACCAATGTCGAAACTATTTACAAACTGGCTAACAGTGTCCGGGGCTTGGCTCATCGCTACGATTTCTATCGTAGCTGTGATTCTCGCTTTCGGAACTGTTGGACTCATCTTCTTGGAAGGGTACCAGAGAACCTTAGGTTCAAAGTCCCCCTCTCAGCAGGTGACACCGGCTTCGCCTCAAATTGGGACGAAGCCTCTCCCAGAAGAGCCCGATACGGAATCGAAGGATTCTACTATCGGAGCTTAGTTTCTGTCGGTATAAGCCGGCAAGGTGATGGTGCGCCAATTTTATTGGCTCACCTTCGTCGACTAGGTCCTCCTTCCCTCTTTCAAGAGGTAAGGATTGGGCAATCGATTCGAGATCTTAGATTACTAAGGTCTCGAATATTCCTACACTCGCGGTTCCTTCCGACAGATCTTCCTCTCGAGACGAACAATTCGTTCGATCTCCGGGGTCGCTCTCGTCGCAAGATTACTGAATCGCTAGTTGCACAGTGGTACAACCTCGGAGAGTGGCGCTAGCTGAGCTTAGCGTCGACGCGGGAAACCGCATCGGTCTTCTGATCCTTTCTTCGTTATAAGGGTTTCTTGGATACCTAACAAAAACCAATTGGTG